GGCCTCGGCAGGGATCGTCTCAGCAGGAGACTCAGGAACAACCTGTGCGGGTACGTTCACGACGGGCTGCTTCGTCGTTTTTGAAATTGGATAAGGTACGGTCCAGACTTGCTGGCCAGTGATGTCGACGTATCCTTTGCCGAGCATCTTGGCTCTTGCTGCATCAGATTCAGCGGAGTGAAATACACCCTCGTTCCGATTCTTGTATTGCCACATTAAATATGAAGCCATTTGACTCTCCATAAAACAAAGGGAGGACGCGCCTCCCCTTGTTTATTTACTTACGATTACCAGGCCACACCGTTGATGCCGGTGACGAATCCGTCACGGCGCATCACCCATGACAATGGCATCGTCATGCGAACAGCGATCAATTCCTGCTGGAATAACGAGACAACCTTGCCGGTCGTGACCGCACCGAAGTTGTTCTTGTCCAACACGCTTGGATCGGGTGCAACATCATCAGCCTGGACGAGAGAAGCTGTGTCAGACACGGCGAACTCAGGAGTGTCAAATGCGGAAGCAAATGACGAGGCGTCCATCGCAATAACAGTCCCTTCAGGAATGTTGTTGCTGACGATGACCTTGTATCCGTTCAAGCGGCCAGCGGAGAGCTGGTCACGGAATACATAAGTGCCGACTGCTGTCGTTGTGAATGACAAGCCCAACTCTTGGAGCGGGTTCATCAACAAAACGATCGAAGCACTGTTGCCATTCTGTTGAATGATAGGAGTGACGAGAGTCTTGATATCGGCCAGGATGTCGGCTGCTGTGCTGCCAGCTGATGTGCCGAGCGTCACGCCGTTGAGCAAGCCAGCGGGTGACTTGTTTGGCACTGCTGGGTTTGCAGAGATCAAGGCTGCATCGATTGCCCATGCTGTGTCGGCAACGATTTGGCTTGTGATCAGACCCTGAATCGAGGGAACGCTAACACGGCTCAGTTCTTTTGAAAAATGGCTTATCACACCCATCTTATAGCGATTCAGAATCTTGCTTGCGTAGCTAGTACGCTTGACAGGAATCAGGTTGCCTTCGCCGACAAATGAACCGGCCAGTTCACCCATCGCGCCAGCCTGGGAAGGCAAGCTAATGGAGTTGTTTCCACCGAACTGGATCGAAGTGCCGCTTGATGCCAATTGAGCGTAGAAGCTAGTAGGTTTCAATGAATCAAGAAAATCTGCATAGCCCTGACGGGTCAATTCAGCAGCCCAGCCAGCGGCCTGAGTTGTTGCAGGAGCTGTCTCAGCCTTAACGACTGTTTGCAGTTCACGATCGGACTCAAAGTAAGAACCGACCACGGACTCAAGCGACTTTCCCTGAACGTGCGAAACGAAGGCAGCAGTAGCCATCTTGGCGAAAAGCATATCCTCACCCTTGCGGCTCTTAACTGTGCCGAGGTGTTGAGCTTTGACGATTGCAGGAGCTGCAACAGAGCTGGCCAATGATTGCTCGGCGTCTTTGTATGCCTGGAGCGATTTTTCTTTCTGCTCGATCAGAGCCTTAGCAGACGAAATTTCGCTTGCTTCGACTTCTGTCAGATCACGACTGTCAGCTTCAGCGGCTTTCACCAGACCTGTGATGACGTCTTTGGCGGCGACGATTTCGCCTTCAATACTTTTGATTTTTACGGATAAGGTCATTTCTGACTCCATTGATTAATAAATGAACGGGCTGCATCGAGCCGAGGTGTTTCGACAGCGTCAGTCTTGACCTGGTCGAGCGATTCGCTGAACTCTGACCCGAACTGGGCCGCCAGAAAATCGAATCTTTTGATGGAGGTGATTGACGCCTCTGCGTTGCAAGGGATCGTCACGGCTGAAAGTTCCAGCCAATTCCACTCCTTGAACCGATAGCCACCTCCCTTGATTGGTTCGGCTTTGGTTGCGCGAAATCCAATTGATAGGCCGCGAACAAGCCCTGACTTCATCTGCCGCCAGGCTCTCTCTACATAATCAAGACCAGAGTCTTTCGCAATCTCAGCCTCGATTTCGATACCAGCGTCCGTGACGCGAGCAGTCTTGACCATGCCGATCGGAGATCCGTGGTCGTGCTGGGACAAGAGAGGAATCGGGAGAGTGAACCTTGCGCCCTTTGGCTCGACTATGTCGCCGGCGTGGTCTGTGCTTGGTGTGGAGGCGATGCCTCGGATGATCCGTTGCGAATCATCAATTGATTTGATCTCTAGTGTCGACCAGCTTTTAGTGTGCATATTCCGGCAGCTCTATTGAGCCAGCCGGATAAACCGTCGCTGATAGTTGATCGTCACGCTCGCCAGGAGGGGCGCTTTTCTGTCGCTCGGACTTGCCTGGGCGATTTCGGGCCATCATGTTTGGCTCTGCGTGAGTTTGTATGGCGTAATTATCACAAATACAACAATTTAAGTCAATAATTATCGTTATATTTCAAGTTCTTATCGCTTTGTTATTGTTTAATTGTTTGTTTTACTCTGTGATTGCTCACGTTTAGTGAGTTTTGTGTATAATTGCTTCGCACTAACGCAAAAGGAATCGGTATGAAAACGCACAAATGCGGGATAGCAGAGCGAGAATTGAGCTTAAACAGAAGATGGCGGGAACCTTGGATCCCGCCTATTAGTAAACAGTTTATTTTTTCTCTGCAACATTAAATCCCTCACGAACGACCTGTCCACAACAAGGACAAATTGTCTTTCCTATCCTTTTTTTCATTGCCGCATAAATTACTGCGGAACTGATTCCCAGATCCTTTGCAATTGTTGGCGGCTTTTCGCCATTAGCGACACGAATCAATGCTTGCTGAGTTTTGCTTAGTTCTTTAATCAAAGAATTTCTCCATAAATAATACGTCAATGCTATACGACTACATAGTCTTGTGCAACACAAATTAAATATATATGTCAACACTAACTATTTAACTTGACAAACATAAATTATTAGTGTTATAGTTCGTTTCATGGATGCAGCGATGCAAACAAACGCAACAGAACTACCAGGGAACGAAGGCGTAGCGAACTGGTAGCAAGGCTCTAGCAAAGCGGTTCTGGCAGGTGAAATGTGGCTAAGGCCGGAAGTAACCAGCAGCGTTTTTATTGTTCTAAGTACCAAAGGAATTGCGATGTTAATGACAAGTAAATTGTCCGTGCCGATTCAGCGGAACTTAGTCGCTAAACACGCACGGATCAATAAAGCAGCAAGGCACGTTAGCAAGGCGAAAAAAGTAGGACGGATGGCCAAACACAAAGTGAACACGGCTCAATTCGATTGATTGTTTTATTTAAATTCGTAAGTCCCTCAGGGCAGAATAGGAGATATAGTGAGCATCAAAAAGAACAAGGAGACCGTAAAGGAAACCATCAAAAATCTGGCCGGCTTCGACAGGTTCATCGGGGAAGGCGAAAACGGCCACGGACCTACAATTTTGTTCGTGGCGCTGGGAACCACCTGGGAATACGGGTACGATAAGTCTCCGAAAGCTGAGTACGGCCCAGAAAAGACGCGCAAAGCAGTGCGTCATTCTATGGTCGCAAAAGCAAACGGCCGAAAATTAACAGTTGAAGAAATCTACAAGGCAACAGAATGGAAATCACGATCAAAGCCCCTCGGGGACCACGCTCAGGAGCAAAGCCAGCAGAGGGAATACAGACTCACCTAGACTTCATATCTGCGCTGCTGATGACGATTGCCGTTGAAAGCGACAACAAAAACAAAAAATTGACCTTGGAAATAGACATGAACGGAATAGATAAAGACCTCCTAATGCAAGCAGTTCTCGCCTTACGGCGTTGTAGCAATATCGCTATGTAAAATCTAAGGATTTAAAATGTCACTAATCGACACGACAGAAGTGCAAGCCGTCAACAAAACAGACGAGGCAATCGCCGCGATCACGTTGGTAGCAAGCACAGCAACAGAGAAAGACCGCGCATTACTCCAGACCATGTTGAGCAAGGCATCCGTACCGGGCGCAGAAGTCATCACCTTGACGCCGCAGTTGGGCGCATTGATCTTCCTGGAGAGCAACAAACGCAACCGCGACTGGCGATTGGCACGAAGCGAATCACTAGCGCGTCAAATGCTGAACGGCGAGTGGTGCCTCAACGGACAAGGCATCCAGTTCTACAAGGACGGCTTGTTGGCAGACGGACAGCACCGCACGGCGGCCGCAGCGTTGGCAGGAGTATCCGTGCCGATCAGCGTGTTCTACGGCATGGAGACGAACGCAATCGTGACCATCGACTGCGGCACCAAGCGCAACGCAGCAGACGCAATGCACTTGGACGGCGTGGAAAACCCACGATTGATCGAGGCAATCGTCAAGACGGCCAACCAGTACGAGCTCAAGGCAAAGGTCGCAGGAGTGACGCGACTAGAGTCAAACTCAGAAATCCTCAAGGCGTGTCAAGACGACATGACGCGAGTCGAAAAAGCAATCCAGATCGGACAGCTGTCGGTCAAGGGCATCTCAAACCCGACCCTGACAGAAGTGGAGGCCGCTAAGACAGCGTACATCTTCATCAAGAACGGCTGGGACAAAGACAAGGTGTCGGAGCGCCTCGCATTCTTCCAAGCAGGACAGGACGAAAACGAGTCGTCACCGATGTTCCGGGTCGCAACAGCGATCAACAAGGCGAAGGCAACCAAGTCAACAGCAGAACGCTTGGCAGCCATGTCGCAAATCGGGTTGATCGTCAAGGCGTTCC